GAATATAAAGCAGCGTCTAAAAACAATAGATAAAGGTTATGTTTCTGAATATGAGGGACGTATTACTTCTCAAGAGGCTCAAGCTAAAAGAGCTTACCAAGAAGCTATGGAGGCAGGTGATTATGAAAAATCTGCTGATGCTCAAACAGCTTTAGCTCAAATTGCTATTGAAAAAGAACGATTGAGGCTTCAAAAAGCTCGTTCGCAACAAGATTCTCAAGAGATAGATGTCCCACCACAACCACAACCACAACAGCAAGTGCAACAGGAAAGAGATCCTAAATTAGATAGTTGGCTATCTAAAAATGAGTGGTTTGGTAAAGATAATGTAATGACAGGAGCGGCTCGTGCTTTGCATGAAACTCTTGTTGCAGAAGAAGGTTTTGATCCTCGCACAGATGATTATTACGCTGAAATTGATAAGCGTATGCGCAAGGAAATGCCTCAAAAGTTTCAGGGTGATAAGAAAAACGTCCAGTCTGTCACACCTGCAGGGAGCGGTACACGCTCTTTAAAATCAGGGCGGAAAAAATCTGTAGAACTTAACCCCGGTCAAGTTGCTTTAGCTCAGAAGTTAAAAATACCTCTGGAAAAATATGCGGCTGAAGTGGCAAAACTGGAAAATCGGAGAGACTAATATGGCTGATCGTACTTCACGCGAAACAACAACGCGGGAGCGCCAAGAGCGCACAGTTTGGAGACCCGGTTCAGCTTTAGAAGCACCGGAAGCCCCTTTAGGGTATAAACATCGTTGGATTCGTGAATCCGTGATGGAATATGATGATAAAACTAACGTCCATAAAAGACGGCAAGAAGGATATGAACTCGTTCGTGCAGAAGAATATCCAGATTACGCAGGTCCAGTAGTAGATGAGGGACGCAACGCAGGCATCATTGGTGTTGGCGGACTCGTACTTGCAAGAATCCCAAATGAACTGGCAGATCAACGCAATGAACACTACCAAGGGGTTACACAAAACCAAATGGAAGCTGTTGATCGTGATTGGATGCGCGAAAATAACCCCGCGATGCCAAAAATGGCACCGCAGCGAAAATCATCGGTGACCTTTGGTTCACCAAAAAACTCTGAAGGATAAATAAAATGGCAAATCAAGATGCTGCTTTTGGCCTTCGCCCAATCAAAACGAGTACAAGCTCGCAGAGACAAAATCGTTATCGTATTGCTTCCGGTTACAACACAAGTATTTTCCAAGGTGACTTAGTTTTAGTCGCTACTACTGGAACAATTACTCGTGCCCCCGCTGGTGGTACTGCTTTAATTTTGGGCGTATTTAACGGCTGTTCATATGTAGACGCTAGTGGAGAGATTATTTTCTCTAACTATTGGCCTGCAAACGCAACTGGGACAGACATTTTTGCAAATGTTATAGATGACCCAAGTGCGCTTTTCGAAATTCAAGCAGATGCAGCTATGCCTGTAACTGACTTGTTTGGAAACTTTGACATTGTTGACGCAACGGCAGGAAGCACCGTAAGTGGTAATTCTCGCACTGAGCTAGATGTCACCACAGGTAATACTACCGCTGGTCTTCCACTTAAAGCTATCGATATCTCTCAAGATCCTGAGAATAGCGATACTGCCACCGCGAACACTAATGTGATCGTAAAAATCAACAACCACCTGTTCAGTGCTGGCACTGTAGGTCTAGCGTAAGGAGATTGAGTTATGGCTATTTCACGTTCACAACTCGTCAAGGAGCTAGAACCGGGTCTTAACGCTCTGTTCGGAATGGAATATGATCGTTATGAAAACCAACATGCAGAGATTTATGACACAGAGTCATCAGATCGAGCCTTTGAAGAAGAGGTAATGCTTGTAGGTTTTGGGAATGCTCCCACAAAATCCGAAGGTTCTGGTGTAGAGTTCGATAATGCAAATGAAGCGTATACTGCTCGTTATTCACACGAAACAGTTGCACTTGCTTTTGCGTTAACCGAAGAAGCTGTTGAAGACAATCTATATGATCGTCTTGGCGCACGTTATACTCGTGCGTTGGCTCGTTCAATGGCGCACACAAAGCAGGTTAAAGCTGCATCTGTATTAAACAATGCGTTTGATGCAAACTTTACAGGCGGTGACGCAGTTGAGCTTTGTTCAACAGCACACCCACTGGCAGGTGGCGGTACTTTCCGTAATGAACCTGCAACTGCTGCGGATCTCAACGAAACTTCACTTGAGAATGCTCTTATTGACATCTCAACATTCGTTGATGAGCGCAACATGATCATTGCTCTTCGTGGCACCAAATTGGTTATTCCACCACAACTGCAATTCGTTGCAGATCGTTTGTTGGAATCAACAATGCGTGTTGGCACAGCGGACAATGACATTAACGCAATTCGAAACATGGGTATGTTACCAGAGGGTTACACTGTTAACCACTTCTTAACAGATCCAGATGCGTTTTTCATCAAAACTGATGCACCTAATGGATTTAAGCATTTTGAGCGTACAGCGATGTCTACTGGTATGGAAGCTGATTTCGATACTGGCAACATGCGTTTCAAGGCTCGTGAGCGTTATTCATTTGGGTTCTCAGATCCAAGATGTGTTTTCGGTTCACCCGGAGCGTAAAGTATGATATAGAGAAGTTATATATTTCTCTGAATCTTATAGGGGCGACTTAGGTTGCCCCTTTCTTTTTTATTATAATGTGTTATTCTGATATCATTCCTGACAGTCGCATGGTGTGACTGACTTAACCCAGACAGGAGATTGACATGGGTACTACAACTTTTTCAGGCCCGATAAAGGCCGGAACAATTAAAAATACAACAGGTACAACAGTTGGAACTGACGTTGCAAACGTAGGCCAAGTTGTTATGTCACAAACTTTTTCAGCAGATTTATCTGGCGGAGCATTAGCTGCTTCTGTAACTGATGTTGTGATTCCAGCTAACTCACAAATTATTGACTGTGTAATTGATATTATAACAGCAGCAAGTGGAGCAACAAACCTAAGTATTGGTGATACCAGTGCTGGGGGTGGACCAGCAACAATTCTTAACACTTTCCCAAGTGGTACAGATGCAGGTCGAGTTTACCCAACAACACAAGCTGGTGCTGCACTTGCTTGGCAAGACACAGGTACAGAAGATTTACGTTTGACTGTAACTGCGTCAGCGGCAACAAGCGCGGGTTTGGTTCGTTTTACTATCTTATACGCTCAAAATAACAATTTAGCGTAATAGGAGGCTAGTATGGCAGGTCCAGTACAAGCATTTAATCATGCACAAGGAAGTGCTGCGGCTGTTGTTGGCCCCGCACGTTCACGCATTCGTCAAGTTGTAATATTTGCTGCAGCAGCAGGAGCGTTTACAATAAAAGACGGAAGCGCGACAGGAGATACGCTAATTACACAAACATTTCCATCAGGTTATCATCAAATAAACATTCCAGATGATGGAATACTTGCCACAAGTGGTGCGTTTGTTAGTGCGTTTACAGGAAGTAGTAATCAACTGACGCTCTTTTTGTCTTAAAGGTGTAACATGGCTCGTAAAAGAGACAAAATGCCTGCAAGAAACAAAAAAAATTTCCGCCCCACAAAAAAGGGGGCGGGAATGACTAAAGCAGGTGTTGCTGCTTACAGGCGTAAAAATCCCGGATCTAAATTAAAAACTGCTGTAACTGGCACCGTTAAAAAAGGTAGTACCGCAGCTAAAAGGCGTAAGTCTTATTGCGCAAGATCTGCGGGTCAAATGAAGAAGTTTCCAAAAGCTGCAAAAGATCCGAATAGTCGTTTACGTCAAGCCAGAAAGAGATGGAAATGTTAGAAAAACAGATAATAATTGGTGTTGCGATAGCCGCGCTAGGAATTATTGGCACTGTTTCTTATAACTGGGCGGCTTGGGCTACTGAAACTCTTATTGCAGTTGATAAAAGAACTGAGGTTATGGCTACGCAGATAGAGTTTATTACGATTGAAATGGAGAAGACATATGGCAATATCCAGAAGTCAAATGAGCAAGCAAGTTACAAAGCCCGGTGGTAAGCTTAGAGGCATACCAAAAGGTTTAACTTACTTTAAAAAAGGTGGCGCTGCTTCAAAAAAATCTAAAGGAAGTAAGATTTGTCCTGCTGGTAAGGCGTGGGCTAAACGTACTTTTGACACATATCCTTCTGCATATGCAAACATGGCAGCATCTAAATATTGTAAAGATCCTAACTACGCTAAAGGTGCTAAAGGAAAGAAGAAAAAGTAATGGGTGCGCTTAAAGATTGGGTAAATCAGGATTGGGTTAGGATTGGCACTGACGGTTCTATAAAAGGTAAGTGTGGTACTTCTAAAAATAAGAAGAACCCTGACCGATGTTTGCCTCGTAAAAAGGCTCAAAGCCTTTCTAAAGCAGAAAGAGCCAAAACTGCTCGTAAGAAAAAAGCAGAAGGATCAAAAGGTAAAACCGTTGTTTCTAATACAAAAAAGGCAAAGGTTAGGAATATGAGCCTTGGCGGTGTTGCAGAGACACAATCTAAAAGAAAGTTTAGAGGTAAAAAGATACCCGGAACCGCTGTTGCCAGAGGTTGCGGTATGGTGATGGCAAATAAAAGAAAGCGCACAAAAGGCGCTGTTAGTCAGTCGTAAGGAGATAATCATGGCTATGAAGAAAAAAGGCTACCGAAACGGTGGTAAAGTAAAGAAAATGTCCAAAGGCGGATCGGCTGGAGGAAGAATGAGAATGATGAAAAAAGGTGGAGCCGTTGGTGGTAAGAAATCTCTTGCAGCCGCAAAAGCAGCACTTCCTAAAGGGTATAAAATAGTAAAAACAAAATAATGTCTTATTTATACAGCAACATTCCTTATTTTAAGGCATGGGTTCGCCGTGAATATACTCACAACCATGAGGATTATCACGGCGAATTTCTTCATGCTATGGTTATCGGTGTTACGTCTATGCCTAATAGATGTTTAAGTTTCCAAGTTATTTTTACTGGAAATGAGGCCGAGGGAGAAGAAGAGGATACAGTACATGGCGGTGCAATGTGGGCAAGAATGCCTATAACTGCTTTGGTAGCTGATATACCTTTAGAAGAATGGCCTGACCCAATGAAAACATATGATGCTCAACCTTGGGATTGCTCATCACATAATCATGCAGTTTATGTTATAGATAGAGCCACACCTTGTCCTTGGTTGGCGAAAATAGATAGCGAATTTTTTCCTGCAAAATATTTGTTTACTGTAGATTACACTGAATCAGAAATAGCAGATGATCCTGCGCAACATAAACAAAGTCATGTTTTACAGCTTTTAGATGCTGGAGAGTGGACGGGTAATATTGTTGCGCTACCAAATAATCGTGTAAGGGTTACTCATCCCGCTTGGTTTGAAACTGGTGAGGGAGCGCCACATTTCAAACCGTCTCAACATATACACTATTCAAAAAGTGATTTAGACTATACACTAGATGTCAATAGAATATTTGATAACCTTTATAATGAGGAAGAGAAATGACCGTATCTAACTCAACAGACTTTGAATTAGACGTAGCAGATTACGTTGAAGAAGCTTTTGAGCGTTGCGGCTTAGAAGCCAGAACTGGATATGATCTAAAAACAGCCAAAAGATCACTTAATTTGATGTTAGCTGACTGGGCTAATCGAGGTTTAAATCAGTGGACCATACAGCAAAGAACCATATCGTTAGTAAAATCTGATGGCGAATATAGCTTAGATACTGATGTTATTGATATTTTAGCTGTTGTTATACGCAGGGACGGTACTGATTTTAGTATTAGTAGAGTAAGTCGTGATGAATTTTTATCTATTCCCACCAAAACAACTGAGGGAAGACCTACGCAATTCTTTTTGGACAGGCAAATAACACCAAATTTAAAAGTGTGGCCTTTGCCAGAAAATGGTACAGATGTTTTAATCTTTGATTGCTTAACAAGAATAAATGACGCTGACACAGCTAAAAATACAATGGAGGTTCCTTTTAGGTTTTATCCATGTTTAGCTGCTGGTTTAGCTTATTATATATCTTTAAAACGTGCGCCAGAAAGAGTTCAAATGCTCAAGGCTGTTTATGAAGAAGAATTTCGTAGAGCGATAGATGAAGATAGGGACAGAGCTTCGTTTCAAATATCTCCAAGTCTAAGGAACTATCGTATTGTCTAGATTTGCAACAGGTAAGAAAGCTTTTGGCATTTCAGACAGGTCTGGATTCAGATACCGTCTAAAAGATATGCGTAAAGAGTGGAATGGCCTGTTAGTTGGTAAAGACGAATATGAAGAAAAGCACCCTCAGTTAGAGCCTTTTGGTAAAGTATCAGATCCAGAAGCTATAAGAAATGCTAGGCCAGAAACAAATTTAGTAAACCAAAGATCTTTTCAATATGGATTTAATCCAGTTGGATTTAAGCCCATTCCGGGTTTAATTGAGGGAAATGATTTAGTTGCGACAGGTCAAGTTGGCACTGTTACTCTTTTCTTTCCTAAGACTTTAGGATCAGAGGCTACTGGCGAAGTTGGGGATGTAACC